GCGGTACTGCGGGTTTAACTGGTTAATTTGCTTGAGTGCGTCTTTGAGGCCTAACACTACACTGTTAAACTTTGCGGTCAATGTCGGGCCTCCTTTCGGCTTTCGTTTATTACGTCAATGACGGTTGCAAGTTCTGTGAACTCAAACGGTATTTGTGGAGGCCAAAACCCCGTTTCAACTAACACAATGGCTAGTGATCGGAGGTAGGAGCCTCGTTTGTAGGGTTTGCGGGTTCATCTGCCACAACGTCAATTTCGGCAATGCGTTTGATGTATTCGTCAAATGAAACAGGCACGGCAATGTTGTTTTGTTTACATGACTCGTAAGCCATAAACGCTAGGTGTTCCATGCCCACACCGTTTGCCAATTCGCTTGCACGAATTTTGAATTTGCGCTCAAACGCAACAATGACAAACAGTGAAGTTTTAACCTCGTAGGTGTCACCCTCTACGGGTGTTACACGTATTGTGATTTGCATTTTTTGTTTCCCTTTCGGTTTTAATTACGGTGTCGTAATGTCTCGTGCCCAGGTGCCTCCCGTAAAGGTGCACTCCACGGTGGCCAATTCTCCCACGGTGCTGTTGATCGGAGTGAACTCTGCCAACATGCAATTTGTGATGGTGTATTCGGGGTTGTCAACACCCTCTGTGGTTCCGCTTGGGGAAATCACCAAAGTTGTGTTGCCCTGGCCCACAATTGCTGCAAGTGCGGTTTCAACCTCTGAGGTTGCACCCGTGCCGCCGTAAGACAGGAAAAATGTAATAGCCACCTCGGACTTGAGGAGGCCCTTAACAAAACGCCTGCCAGTGTCACCAAAGGCGGTGGACTCAAGCGAATCATAGCCAATGGTAATTGAGACTGCGTTTGCCTGATCACTCAAATCGTAGGTGGTTGCACCCTGGGTGATGTTGACGGTTGCATTGCTGAGGAATGTGGTTGTTGCCATTCTGTTGTTTCCTTTACTAGTTGCGCCGTACTGCTACGGCAACGGTGAGGTCATATGTTGGCAGGTCTTGGCCGCCGTAGTTGGCGGTGCCTGGCCGAAAGTCTGTTACTGAAATTTTGGAGTTGATGATCGTGTCGCAAGTTGTTGTTAAATAGTCGGCGCTGTCCTGGTTTGCAGGTGGTGCGCCCAAAATGCGAATGCGCAACGAAATGGTCAAAACATTGTTTGTGAATGTCTCACCCGTTGGCAATTCAATCATGCAAGTTTTTGGCCGTGCGTTTCGGCTGTCAGTGACAGGCGCCAAACCTAGGGTGGTGAGTTCTGCCTTTACTGATGCAACTGCTGCGGCCAATGTTCCCGTTGCAGCCATTAGCCAACCTGCGGTTTTCCACAACCAATAAGGGCCATGATCTGCCCCATTGTCATTGTTGGCGTGCCGCCGTTAAACGAGTCAAAACTTGCGTAACCGTCAATGGCTCCACGTTCACGGTATTTGCCTGCGGCGTAAGACACGGTGCCGAGGAATACGTCAGCAGTGGGCACAAGTGCTGCACGGTCTAATGTGTAGGCCGCCTCCTGGCGTTTTCTATACACCCATTCGTTGGCGGCGTCAACGGCCTGGCCCATGAATAACTCATCGTTGGCTGTTGCAACTTCAATGCCTAGCCAAATTTCCAAATCGTTTGTGGTGATCCATTGCACAACAACATTGAGGAGACCAGTAACAACACGGGTGGCGTGGTTTTGGTTGCCTTGCACATATGAAACGGTGAGGTTGGTTGTGTTGATGGCGGTAATGGTGTGGGTGCCGTCAAAGTCGTTGCCGCACCCCTGAACCTTGATTTTGTCGCCAATGTAAAGGTTGGTGACATCAGAGAGGGTAAGGGTGTGCACACCTGAAACCGCTACGGCGTTTGTAACTGTTTTTGTGTATGCCATTGCCCTACCCTTTCCGTGTCTGCGTCAATTAGACGAATGCAGCCTTGATGAACTTGGTCTCGTCAATGACCTTTGCCGAGGCATAGCCACGGAATGCCACTGTGCGGCTCAAGGTGCTTGGTGAGTCAATGCTCAATGCGCCCTTTTGCTGCTCGTAGTACTCCATGCCTGTTGGGTCACCAATGATCATCATTCCACTAGTGAGGTTGCGGTCAACTACAACACGCATACCAAATGCGGTAATCATTGTGTCGCTAACGCCTGCACCCTGGCCGTATGCATTCATTGGCCCAACCTGTGGGAACAATGGGCGGCCCTGGCCGTCTTCCAATGTTCCAAGGGAGGCCCAACGGTTTGGAGCGAGCCAAAGAGTGGTTGGCAAGTTGCCATTGCTTGCGGTCAAAATGTCGGAGGCTGCTGTGTACATCCATTGAACCCAATCGGTTGGGTCTGCAATGTCGGCTGCTGTGAAGTTGTTGGTATTGGTGACCCCTGCCTCCAAAACTCCTGCCGCATAATCATCCGTTTGGTTTGCGTAAATGCGGGCCATGTCGTCAAGCATTGCGCTCAATACTTCGGGCTGTGACCAATCAAGTGAGGCCTCTGAAACTTCTACGTAGCCGCCGAAAATGCCTTTGGTGAATTGCACATCGTCAATAACAAATGTGCCATCAGGAATGGCGTTGTTGTTTTCAGTAACTGCACCAATTGTGGTGTGCGTTGTCACTACGGGGCGAATAAACACCTTGCCGCTTTGTGGAAGTGCACGAGCGCCAACGGAATCAATGACAGGCCTCAGGCCTCTGAAATTGTTGTACACGCTGGAGACGATTGGAGTCGGGAGGACGCCAGGCAAATCAGAGGTAAGCACATCAGGTGCAGCGGCACGGATGTTTTCGTTCATCTGTGCGAATTCGTGACCGCCACGAATAAATGCGCCAATGTACTCCGCAGGTGATGGGAGTTTGAATTCACGGCGGGCAGCCGCAAACAATGGGGTGGTTGGTACGGTTTCGGCGGAGGCCTCAACCGTTGGGTTTTCTTGTGACATTTCATCTCCTATGTCGGTTGGGGTTTCGTCTGCCGTGTCATCCTGTTCGGGTTCGGCGGCGGCGATTTCTGTAATTACTGCACCTGCAAATGCAGGGGCGGCAACGAGGCTGAGTTCTACAAGGCGGGCCTGGCTAACAATGAGCGTGCCGTTCTTGTCGTACTTTGCTTTGATCGGTTCGGCACCTACGCTTACGGAGTCGTAGGCACCTGCTTTTACTAGTTCTACTGCGTCATTTGCTGCGTTGGTGTTCGCAAATCTTGCGGTGAACAGGAGGCCATCTTCACTATCGGCAAGTTCGGGCACCGTGCCTCGTAATTGCGTCATGTCGTGATTTTCTAAAAGTTTTGCGGGCTTTTGGTTTACGTCAAATGCGCCACGTTCAAAAAGAACACGCTCGCCCGACATCACTGTTGCCTCGACATTCCAAGGCACGGCAATGCCAGTGATGGTGCGTTCGGTGCTTTCGCCTGCTGCTGCGTCAAGTGTTATTGCTGCGGCTTGAAACTTAATCATTTGCTGCTTCTTCCTGCGGTGTTTCGGTTGTCATTGTTTCGGCCATTTCGTGCTCGCCGAGGTAGTCATCCAAATCAAATGAAACGTAACGGTTGCGTGGGAGCACATTGTCCATGCTTAGTGTTTGCTGAATACAATCTAAAAACGGTTTTGCGCCGAACAGATACAAATCTTGGCGGGCCTGTTGTGCGTTTTGGTATGTCATACCGCCAGTGGCAACACCTACGAGATATGGCGGGATGTTTGCAATTCGTGCCAACTCAAGAGCTTGGTACTGGCGTTGTCTGTCCAACACTTCACCTGGCGAATTTTGAAACTCCACAAATTCCACATAGTCATTAAGTGCACCAACGGCGTTGACTTTTCTATTGGCCGCCCATTGATCCGCAATGTCTGTTAGTTCATCGCCGCTCATTGTCTCGCCTGAGCGTTGTTGCAAATAACCTGGCACTGTTTCAAGGGATGCGTATCTGTCGGCAGCCTGGTCTAAGTGCAATGCAATGTTGACTGCACGTGCACCCGTGTATGTGAGGCCAATGATGGGGCTTAAAAATGTGATGACGTTGGCAGGGTCAACCATTAAACCGTTAAATTCAATTTGGGTGGACTTGCCGAAAAACTGAGGGCCTGCCTGATCCAATGTGCTGACCATTGCGGCGGGCATCCATTCAAACGAGGCGGGCAGGCCTGTGGAGTAACGTGTTTTGACGTACCAGAAACTCCGCCCATACATGAAAAGATCACTAAACGTGTTGGCCAAAATAAAGTTGCGGGTTACGTTTGGATCGGGCCGTTCCATCCAAGGCTCAAGGGGCAGGTAGACCTCTTCGTATTCCTGGCTTTCCATGTCCCACTGTTTGGTGTAATGCTTAAAATTCAATGTGCCAATCATTGCGGCGATGAGGTCACGGCTGCGGGAAATGGTCGGAACCGTGAGGCTCAATAATTCAGTGCTGCCCACATTGTAGGAAATGAAATTTCCAATTTGGGAGCCC